TGGGATTTTCACCCTGACAGGACTCAAAAATGGAGAGATGATCAGGATAAAGAATTAGGAAAAAAGATGGCTGCACAGGAGTGCGACTGTTCTTTTCTTAGTTCAGGAGATACGTACTTTGAATCAGAAGACATAGATTATTACTCTGAGCATTTAGAGGAGCCTATAGAGATGAGAGGCCATCAGAGAGATTACTGGATATGGGAATACCCGGAAGTAGGTAGAAATTACATGGTAATAGTAGACACTGCTAGAGGAGACGGCTCTGATTACTCTACTATGCAGGTGTTAGATGTGTATTCTGGGGCTCAAGTGGCTGAATACAGGGGCTCGGTAGATAGTAAACAGCTATCAAAATTAGCAATATCTATATGTTTAGAGTATAGTAGTGCTCTATTAATAGTAGAAAATACAGGATTAGGTCACTCTACTATGAGTGATATATTGGATTTAGGGTATAATAATATATACTATTCTCCTAAAGGGGATACTTTGAACGTATCTCAATATATGACCCAGTTCTATGAGTACGATACTTCAAAAATGACTCCTGGGTTTACTACATCCACTAAAACAAGGCCGGAAATACTCTTGGCTATGCGAGGGTACGTAAAAGATCATTTAATAAAAGTACGTTCTATAAGAACTCATAATGAAATGAGGACTTTTATTTGGAAGAATGGTAAGCCGCAAGCTCAGACTGGATACAATGACGATTTAATTATGCCTTATGCTATAGGTTTATACTTAAGAGATAGTGCGATACAGTACAGATCTCAGGGAGTAGACATGCAAAAGGCAGTACTAAATGGGATTAGCAGACAGCCTGGATATGATAATTCAACTTATAAGCCTCACAACTTTGTTAATCCATACCAATTTAACGTAAATGGACAAAATGAGGATATTAGTTGGTTAGTGAGATAAATTATATATTTATATATACAACTTGATTAAAATATGGCAACAGTAGATAGGTCACTTTTTCCACGGCTCAAACGATTATTTTCTACAGACGTAGTTATACGAAATGTAGGAGGTAAGCAGCTTAGAGTAATGGATGTCGAAAGGATACAATCCTTCGGCCAATTACAGACCAATAGTTTAGTAGATAGATTTACAAGGCTTCATAAAGCCGGACAAAGGATGCAATTTAATCCTACTCTAAACTACCAAACTCTAAGGTTACAATTATATGCAGATTATGAAGCCATGGATACAGATGGTATTATAGCCTCTGTATTGGATATATTATGTGAAGAAACTACTTTAAAAGGAGAGACTAACGAGGTTTTAACAATTAGAAGTAGCAACGAAAATATACAAAAGATTCTTTATAATCTTTTTTATGATGTATTGAATATAGAATTTAATCTGCCAATGTGGATTAGGTCTATGTGTAAGTATGGAGATTTTTTCTTAAAGCTAGATATAGCGGAAAAGTTTGGCGTATACATGGCTAGGCCTCTTTCTGTATATGATATGATTAGAGAAGAAGGACAGGATCCCAACAACCCTTCTTATATAAGATTTATATATGATCCTGTTGCAGTAGCAGGAGGTACTACCGCCACAAAAAGTAAAGAGTTTTTTGAAAATTTTGAAATAGCTCATTTTAGATTACTGACAGATACTAACTATTTGCCGTTTGGTAGAAGCTATATTGAGCCAGCTCGTAAGTATTTTAAGCAATATACTCTTATGATGGATGCTATGTTGCTTCATAGGATTATGAGAGCTCCGGAAAAGAGAATTTTCTACATAAATGTAGGTAATATTCCTCCAAATGAAGTAGATGCTTTCGTTCAAAAGACAGTAACTACTATGAAAAAGACTCCGTTTATGGATCAACAAACGGGGGATTACAATCTTAAATTCAATCTTCAGAACATGCTAGAGGATTTTTACATCCCCGTTCGTCCTGGAGATAATACCACTAAGATTGATACTGCTAAAGGACTAGAGTACGCCGGTATTGAAGACGTAGAATTCCTGAGAGACCTTATGCTAGGCTCCTTAAAAGTACCTAAATCTTTTTTAAACTACTCTGATGAGCTAAGTGGTAAGTCTACCATCAGTGCTCTGGATGTTAGATTTAGCAGAACAGTAGAAAGGATCCAAAGAATTGTTCTTAGTGAGCTAGAGAAGATAGCTTTGATTCATTTATATGTACAAGGCTATGAAGATGCCGATCTTGTTAATTTCAAGCTTGGATTAAATAATCCTTCTGTCATTTATGAGCAAGAAAAAGTTGCTCTTTTGAAAGAGAAGGTAGATTTAGCTGCTAGTATCACAGAAAAGAAACTGTTCTCTTCCGATTGGATAGGAGATAAGCTTTTCCAAATGAGCGAAGATCAGCTAAATGAGCAGAGAGAGCTGATAGTAGAAGATGTTAAGAGGACGTTTAGGTACAATCAAATAGAAAACGAAGGTAATGACCCAGCTATGTCTGGAGAATCTTTTGGTACTCCTCATGATCTAGCAACTGTATACCAAGGAAACGCTAGCAAGTCAAATAAGCCGGATGTTCCTGATGGATATGATGAAATGGAAAAAAATCCGGTAGGAAGACCAAAAGAAAAAGCTTCTATCTATAAAACAGATGATTCTTCTTTTGGAAGAGATCCGTTGGGAGCAAAAGGAATGAAAGATATTAATGCAAGCAAGGATAGTTTGACTTATAAAAATAGACCAAGTGCCTTCGCTTTAGAATCTATGAAAGGTTTAGCAGACATTAAAAAGAAAAAAGTTGTTCTTTTTGAGCAAAAAAACCCTGAGCCGGGGCTGTTAGACGAAAAAAACATTCTTAACGAAGATATTTAATAATATTTATAATCGATCTAGATCAAAATGAAGCTGAAACATAATAAGCTGAGAAACCCTGCAATTTTATTTGAATTGCTTGTACGACAGATTACTACGGATACTCTCAACAACAGGGAGTCTAAGTCCGTAGATATTCTAAAGAGGCATTATAATAATACTCAAATCGCTAAAGAATTTAAGATTTATAAGACTCTATATGAGGCAAAAAATCTTAGTGAAGCTAAAGCTTCTATTCTTATAAATTCTGCTATTCAAGCCCATTCTAAGCTCAACAAGACTACTCTTAGAAAAGCTAAGTATGATTTAATAGCTGATATAAAAGAGAATTATAGCCTAGAGGAGTTTTTTAAATCTAAGGTAAACAACTATAAGACATTAGCGTCTATTTATATGCTGTTTGAAGCGGTAAATTCTGACATAACTGATCCGGAAGTTGAATCTAAATACAGGTTTACTATCATGGAGAGTATATGTGATAATCCTAATAAAAATATAAAAGATACTTTACTGGAAGAGTATAACTCTTATGATAAAGGCACTAGAGCTCTTGTGTATAAACTTTTAATTCAGAAGTTCAACGAGAAATATTCTGATTTAGACGATAATCAAAAAAGTTTACTAAAAGAATACATTACAAACATATCTACTTCTGATAGCTTAAGAGAGTATGTTAATACTGAAATTACCAAAGTAAAGAAGGGTATTAAAAACCAAGCTGCTTCTTTGAAAGATGAGGCTAGAAAAGTCAAGCTTAACGAAGTTTGCAATTTTATAGAGGAGATTCCTGAGAATAAACAAGTCTGCGAAAAAGATATACACAATCTTCTTTACTATTACGAGTTGTTAAAGGAGTTTAAATCTATAAAAGCATGAGTTTAGGAAGTTATAAAAATGACTCCTATAGCACTTCTTTATCTTTTCTTTTAGAAGAAGAAAGTAAAGAGTATTTTTTAATGTTTAAGTTCGCTTATCCGGATCAAAAAAGTACTTATTTAAATAATAACATACTGTTATCTGCTAAAGAAAAAGAAGAGATACAGAAACTAAAAGATAGTAAAGTAATAAAAAATGTTATAATAGGGCCTCCTAATCCTAACAATCAAGAGGAGGTTACTGGCGAACTATATACAGTAGTATTTGATACAATAAATCAAGGAGGAAAAAGAGAGACTAAAAAAGGAGAGCTCAGAGCCTCCCACGCTAAAACTATTCATTTTATTTACGCGCCCAGTTCTCAGGTAGAAACCAGTATTAAAAAAATAAAGGATAAAAAACTAACTGATAAGGATATAGAAATACATAAAACAAATTTTGAGGAGTTTATGTATTTACTAAAAGGTAAAACTTTAAATAATCAATATACTCATAGATTACTGCCTAATTCGGAAGTATCAAGTATAATAGACAATCTTGCACAGAAAAAGGCAGAAAAGCAAACTGATATAAAAGGACAGAAAGAATTAGAAAGAAAACAAAAACAAGACGCAGAAAAATTGGAGAAGCCGGAAGACTCTTCTGAAGAAATTCCTCAATTTAGTAAAGAAGATAGAATAGCGGCAGCAAAGTTTTTTACAGATGATATAAATGATTTATTATCTAGTATAATACAGGCTCACGCAGTAGCTACTAATTTAAACAACAGGCCTAACGATATATTAGATGCTAAAAAAGATAGATATGAAAAGGTTAATTTATTTGTAGATGAATTAAAAAAATTTACAAAAGATGAAAACTTAACAAAAGTTATATTTATGTATTTTTTAAATACAAAAATACCTAAAGAGTATAGTAGTGTATATAAGTATATTGCATCTGCATATGTAGGAGCCCCTTTAGATTCTATTAAAAAAGATACTGCTCCTACAAAAGGCCCACAAAAAAAGAAATCTACTATAAAAAAAGGACCTGAAAATAAGCAAGATGTAGATGGCAAACTGCCTAAAAGCGCAACAAAACCAGACTTAGGTGAAAAAAAATATAAGTTTGACCTTACAATAGTCGATCCAAAAGGAGAAGATTATGTAGCAGAAAAAAAACTTTCACTTTCTCAGGCAAAAGAAATAGAAAAAGTAGCAAAACAAAATTTAGTAAAATACGAAAAATACCAAAAAGATCTTGATGCTGAATTAAAAAAGATGCAAACAGATCCGACTTATACTCCCAACATTGATTTAAATGCAGATTTTGGTATAATAGGTATTAAATTAAAATCAGATATCTCTGAAATGTCAGCTACCGGTACTGGAGCTGCTGTTTCTCCTGGTGCGGGAGAGGGAGTTGCTACCAAATATGCTTTTGCCGGTGCGGGAGGCACAAAAGCAAAAAGAAAAAAAGGAATTGTTCAAACTAATTCGGCAAAAATCATAAAAGCTGATGAAGGTTATCGAATAAAAAATGACGCAAAGTCGATTTTTTGGG